ACGGTTTGTTCGGGGGTATAGTTCTGAGGGATCGCTTTAGTCATCATATGTCCTTTAGTTGGTTTCTGCGCTGTTTAAGATTCTATTATACACTTAGAAGGGAACATCGTCAAATTCAAAAATTTCGTCGTGTGCGTCGCTACATACGAAAATTTCTGACAGTTCTGCTCCTGCAAATTCATGGAACCAGTCGTCCTGAATCTGTGCGAAAAATTCGGTGTCTGTCATTTGCCATTCCTTCCTGTTGATATAATAATTATACAAAACTTTGCCAAAGTGTTCAAATCTAAATTTTTTCTCTTGACACATATAGCTTTGCCACTGTATAATGGGCGCAGAGGGACCCTCAAGTTTTTGCACTTGACCCCGCACTGGCGCAGAAAAGCTCAAAGTTTTCCACTTGACAAGGATTCCCACTGGCGCAGCAAAGCTGCGTGAGTACGAAAGTACTCAAATTCGATTTTAAATGAAAATTGCAAACAAAAGTACACATGAGCTATTTGGTTCACAAAACGCGCCTGCAAACAAAAGTAGTAGTGTTGTTTTTTAAACACACACAAAAAATATGTTATTGAAAAAACTTGACACGGGCCGCAAAATTATGGTATAATTTTGGCGCAGCAAAATGTAATACTTTTGTTTGCAATTTCGTTTTGCAAACAAAAGTATTACAAAAGATAATGGACAAAATAAAACCCGCCAAAGCGGGTTATTATTAAATTAATGCAGATCTGGGGATTTTAATTAATCCTGCAAGATAATCAATTTCCCATTCATAATGCTGAAAAACCTCATAATCATAATCGCCAGTAAATTCCAGCATATAATCGGCCGCGATATTAATATATTCTGGACGGATTTTGTCAAATGTCCAGCCATTATAATCTTGGGGATTAATGCCCAACTGGAGAAAAGTTAATACCAGCGGTTTATCCGCAAAACTGGGAAAATTAATCATCATTTTGTTTTTCCTTTAAAAATCCTATTATAGAAACGCACGTCGAGCTATTATGCCGGGTCGAATCCTTCCCTTACACCAAATCAACGATGCTTGTGTGCGTTTCTATAATAGGGCTTTCGCCCTATTATATCAGATTGGCTTAGAATTAGCCAATGCGGAAAAAATCTTTTCCAGTGCCGTTTTATTGGCTTTTGTCAAACTTTCGATTTCATTTTCCGAGAGTTTGAGAATTGCGCCGATTGCGTCAGCGTGTGCATCCTTTTTGACTACTGGAGCACCAGTTTTTGAAACATAAGTTTTCGCTTTGTAGACTTTTTCGCGTGACAATTTAGCCACAACCGAACGAACAGTTTTGCCCAAATTTTCGGCGATGGTTTCAACTGCGACACCGGCCGCATAATCGGCCACCATTTTGGTGGTTTGCTCGGCGGTGTAATTCACCGCTTTTGTGGTCTTTTCCATTTTCGCTTTCCTTTCAGTGTTTAAGCCTTTATTATATCAGATTTCGGCAACTTGGCAAGACTTATTTTTTGTAGGGTCTTTGCACATTTCCCCGATCGCTGACAAGCCACAATTATACCACAATTTTTTGTTGTTTTTTAAACACACACAAAAAATAAGTTTTTGCCAAAAACTTGACGCGGGGCAAAATTATGTGGTATAATTTTGGCGCCAACCTGTAATACTTTGGTTCACAAAAATTACCGGAAACAAAAGTATTCATAAATTTTTGGCGCGCCCACACCTTATTATACCACAAAAACCGTTGTTTTTTAAACACACACAAAAAATAAGTTATACGAAAAAACTTGACACGGGCACAATTATAATAGTATAATTGGCGCCCCGAAAACAAAAGTATTCATTTTTGCAAATGTAAACTTTTGTTTTTAAACGCAAAAAAGCCCCTCCTGGGGGCTTTTATTTTCGGGGTTTTATTTTATAATAGGCAATAATCGAAATAAATATAATGTTCGCCGTATAATTAAATATTAATGGCCAATGCCATTTTGGAATAATATAAACAATCGTGAATAATTCGCCCACGCCCCACATAATCAAAAACCCCCAAGTTAATCCGTCAGAGTTTTTTGTTTTATAAGATTCCCAAGCCTGCGGTAATCCACAAAATGCCAATAAAATCCCGCCAATCCAGCCAATATATTCCATGATAGTCCTTTGAGATAATCGGGGATTTCTCCCCGAATATATTAAGCCGCTTTAAAGTGATCTTTTACCTGAAACGCTTTCCAATTATAGGCAAGCATTTTCTCGCGCCAGTCACGCTTATTGATAATGGTTTGCAAAATCGGCAATTCAAAATCACGGGCATCTTCTAAGGCAGTATGCGGTTCGATTTTAAATTCACCGGCAATAAACCCGCAAACTGATTCCGCAGTAGTGGAAAATGTCATATTGCCATTTGCAGTGGGTTTATTAAAAAGGTGATTTTGCAAAACAAAATCACGATATTGTTTTTTATTGCAGATATTACCAACGGCCGCTTGCCACAAGCAAAACTTATTCGAGAAACCCGACAAATCAATACCAGTATTTTGGCATTTGTCCAAATCAAAAGCCAGATTATATGCAGTCAAAATCGGGTCATATTTGCCAATGGCTTGGTTAATCCAGCGATTAATCGCATTTACTGATGCAAGCATACGTGTGCCATTATCAAGCATTTTGACATAATTGGATTTTCTTTTTTCCAAACCCGAATAACCCCAAATATCATTCGCTTTTTTATCGTGGAACAATTCAAAATTGCCATAATGGTTATTGACCAAAACAGCGCATTGATTGTGGATTTTGCCCTGACGATCAACGATAATGATGGCAAAATCGGCCACAGTGTTTTCGATTGTGGTTTCAGTGTCCAAGATAGCGAAGAATTGTTTTTTAGCCATGATTGCTTTCAGTTGGTAAGCCTAGATTATATCACAGTTTTTTGCAAAACCGGAAAATAATTTAAAAAAAGTTGTTGTAAATTCCCAACAAGTTAGCACAGAAAAAAGTGCCATTCAAAACGCCCAAAGCCTTATCACGTTTTACAAAAGCCACGATAAGCCAAGCCAGTGAACCAAAAGTAAACAAAATGTAACCAATTTTAAACATTGCGCTTGCAACTGCAAACGACCCTAAAATTGAAACAAAAGTACCAAACCAAGACAAGATATTAAGCATTTTTTGGAATCTCCATTGAGTGATGCGGGTTAGCCTCAAGCCCATATTCTAACATGATTTTTTGCCAATTTTCACCATGACCACAAATTTTTTCTGAATCACCGAAAAGGTTATAATCGGCTTGGTGAATAATCTCATGCGGAAGTATTACATCCATCATGATATTGAAGTATTGAGTATTCCATTTGAAAAATTTGTAACCCATTTGTATGCGGTTTTCTTTTTGAAAACACATTCCGGCACAACGCCAGATGTAAGGGTTAAGTTCTAATTTTGGTTCATTGTAGTGAACCAAAGGTGTATAAATTTCGCAAAGTGAATCCCAAATCATTACAGTCTCGCGATGTAAGTGGGTTAAGAGTGCTTTTTTGTCCATGCCACAATTCTACCACGAATTTGTGTTGTTTTTTAAACACACACAAAAAATAAGTTATTAAAAAATCCTTGACACGGCCAAATATTATATAGTATAATATTGGCGCAAACCTGCAAACCAAAGTATTCATTTTTGGTTTGTAAACAAAGGTATTACATTGTTTCATGTGAAACAATAGGGGCAAAGCCCCTATTTTTAATGTCCTTGTTTACTTGGAACATAAACCCCACGGATATTGAATCGGTCACAAACCGCTTTCAAATAAGTGGTATTATCTTCATAAAATGTAAATTCAGCATTTGCAAATGGCTTAAGATTAAAAAACTTAGTTAATCCAGCGATTTTCAATTTACCGCCTGAAGTAGTATCACCATCACAACGTGAGATAATATAATCAGGTTCACCGAGAATATCGGTGATGAATTTATTATCAGCTTCACGCAAAACACGGGCAGTTGCAATAATCACAAAAGTATTATCATCTTGCAAATCCGCACGATATTGGCTAGCCAATGGCAATAATGAATCATCCATTGCCCGATATTCATTTTCTCTCCAATAATCCAAATCAATTCGTTCGCCCGAATCGTCAACGATGGTTTTATATCTGTGCAAACTGCAAACGATAGTACCATCCATGTCATAAATGCTAACCTTAGTAATCTTTGCCATTTTGAACCTCTGTTCTGTGTTGATGTGTCAATTATACACGGCTTTTGGGGTTTTGTGTGGCTTTTTTTGCCCATCACACAAAATAAAGTGTAACAATTCTGGCCAACTGTTACAATTATTTTCGTTGTTTTTTGGCAAAAGCCCTTGACACGGGCAAATTATATATGATATAATTGGCGCGCCCACAGAAACAAAAGTATTCATTTCTGTGGGCAAACAAAAGTATCAACGATCTTTCATTCGTTGCAAAACGGCCAATATATCAGGCTCAGACAATTTTTCAAGCAAACGCCGCAAGACCTCATCTTGCACGTCTTTTGGAGTCGGAGTATTTGGGTTTTGAGTGTTTGTGTTCATGAGTGTATTATACCATAAAAAGCAGGGGATACAATCCCCTACAAGTTATCAGGTCTTTTCAGCCTTAATAAAATCTGCAATCGCTTTGAGTGCAGTTTTGTTAGCTTTGGTTAGCGATTCTACATCAGCTTCACCCAAGCCCAGAGCATCACCAATGTAATCGGCAACAGCATCCTTTTTTACTACAGCTTCACCAGTCTTGGAAACATAAGTTTTAGCTTTGTAAACCTTCTCGCGTGAGAGCTTGGCAACAACCGAACGAACAGTCTTACCCAATGCCTCAGCAATGGATTCAACAGTAGTACCGGCTTGGTAGTCGGCAACCATCTGAGCTGTCTGCTCAGGCGTATAATTCACAGTCTTGGTAGTCATTTAAAAGTCCTTTCAGGGTTTCATTACAAAAGCAAAGTATAACACAAATGGCAGGGCAATGCAAGCCATACAAAGTGCCAAATCCAAAAATTCTCGAATCTTATTCATTATTCAGCCTCACATTCAGCGGCATAAGCCAGAGCATTTTGTGCAGTGCACAAAGCGTTATAAGAACGGCGAACAATGGTATCATCACCAGTGATCTTAGCCGCATAGTATTCAACCAATTTTTCAGCATATGCAAGAGCAAGTGTCTGTGTCATAGTGTCTTTCGTTGTCATGTATGAATTATATCACGCAATCTCACAGTGTCAACAAGTTTTTTAAATTATTTTCTAGGTAGTTTCCCTATGTAGTAGTTGGTTCACAAATGTGATAGGAAACAAAAGTAGTAGGTGTGCTAATAGATTAGAAACAAAAGTACACAGGGGGCGGTTTGTAGACTAAAGTATTCACATTTGCCTATGGGCCCACCCACACGCGGCCTATTCAAATAAAACTCGAAAACACTTTCGGTGCCAACGCTCAACCCAATCGCCACCAATCCACCCAAACTGCCCCCACCCGACCCTAAACCACAACAAACCCACCCCCACCTTCCACATCCCCCCAACCCACCCCAAATCCGCACTTGCCCACACACCTGCCCCCGTGATATAATCCACCCAAAGGACTACATATGACTCAAAATCTACCTGCTGAAACACTGCAAATTGCCCCGGAAGCCCTGGAGGTAGCAAACTGCTATTTACAGTTACAAGATGCCAAACGTGTGGCACACGAACTAGACTTGCCACCAACCCTGGTCACCGAAATCCTCGCCCGCCGTGAGGTAAAGGGCTATATTGATGCTGTGTTCATGGACACCGGCTACAACAACCGTTTTCAAATGCGTGCTGCTATGGACGCACTAATCAAGCAAAAGTTTCAGGAGCTGCATGAAGCCGGAACTGGATCGACTAAAGATATTAGTGAACTGCTAGCGCTTTCACATAAAATGTCGATGGACTTGCTAGACCGTGAAATTCAGCTTGAGAAGGCTCGTCAAGGCCCTGGCGGCCCGCAAAAGCAGGTCAACGTGCAAATAAACGACGGACTTGATGGATCAAAGTACTCACATCTTATTTCAAAGCTTATTAGTGGAGACGGGTTGTAAAATTTAAGCTTGCGCAGTACCTTCATAGATGATATAATAGTATTTTAATAATTTATGAAGGTACTAATTATGCAAACATACATATACAAACTTACTTTTCCCAATAGTCATAAAGTTTATATTGGGCAAAGTCTTAACCCGGAAACTAGAGTACAACGTCACCTACAAAAATTACGTGACGGAATACATCACAGTAAAAAACTACAACAAGAGTACCCAGAGTGCGGTAAGCCCGAACTAAGTATTCTAGAAGTCTGTGATATCAATAGTGCAGATACTCAAGAAATTTATTGGATACAAGAGTATAATTCTTATCTTGATGGATACAACTCCACCAAAGGCGGCAACGGTACAGGGGTAGGAGAAGACTGCCCTAGTGCCAAGTATACCATTGATGACTATCTTGCAGTTGTAGCTTTTTTAGCGCACACAGATATGTCCACAAAAGAAATAGCTGCCGAATTAGGTGTAGGTATAAGTACAGTACTTAATATTTCTTCACAAACCAATCACCTGTATTTACGTGATATTGTACCAGAAGACTGGAATTTAATGATTAATAAACAAAGACATCATGCTAACTGGAGGGCGTATCCATCCGTTATTAGTCCAGATGGTGTAGTACATAAAGTAACCAGTGCCAGGGCATTTTCGCGAGAACATAAACTGGATCAGTCAGATTTTGCCAAAATGCTAAATGGCAAAAAACTTAGTGTTAGGGGCTGGAAAGTATGCTAACTGTATCACGACCAGATGTACAATGCGATGAGATTGTTGAGTTTGATGCCGGTGCCAGGTTTATTAAGCTGCCTATTACCAACTACTTGAAACTGTTAGGCATTTACGAAACCATCAACCGACCCCAAATCGCACTAATTAACGCAGTCAACGACCCCAAGTACCGATTTGTTTGCGCTGCACTAGCACGACGTCTGGGCAAAACCTACATTGCCAATGTGGTTGGTCAGCTTGTTTCACTAGTCCCCGGCTGCAATGTGCTAATCATGTCGCCAAACTATAATCTATCGGGAATTTCGTTTGAACTACAACGCAAGCTGATCAAGCACTTTGACTTAGAAGTTTCGCGTGATAACCTTAAGGACAAGATTATTGAACTCTCAAATGGTTCGACAATTCGCATGGGTTCGCTGTCGACTGTGGACAGTTGTGTTGGTCGAAGCTACGACCTAATCATCTTTGACGAAGCTGCACTGGGGTCAGACGGTGAGGCTGCGTTTAACGTTGCGCTACGACCTACGCTGGATAAGCCTAATTCAAAGGCTATTTTTATTTCCACACCGCGTGGTCGCAACAACTGGTTCTCTCAATTTTATCAGAGGGGATTTAGTGCGGATTTTCCAGAGTGGGTTAGCTTGCAAAGTGACTATAGCGAGAATACTCGCATGGCTGAGTCGGATGTGGCTGAGGCACGCAAGTCTATGTCGCGTGCTGAATTTGAGCAAGAATACCTTGCTTCATTCACAGTGTTTGAGGGTCAGATTTATAGTCTAGCACAATCCGATGTCCTAGAACCGCCCCCAGACTTGCGTGGCGAAGCCATTGCTGGTTGTGACCCAGGCTATCGTGACTACACAGCGTTTGTCGTAATACTCTACTGCATGGTCACCGATGTGTTTTGGATTGTTGATGAGTACTTAAAGAACGAAGCCACCACTGCTGATCACGCCGAGTCATTTCGTGAGTTGTGTTCAAAGTGGGGTGTAG